TACAAAACATAAAGCTCTTGCCAATCTTTATGATAAAAAACAATTACCTCTTAAAATTCTAGCCAACTCTTGGTTTGGTTCTTATGGAGCACCATATATTTTTAATTGGGGTGACACCGACTCAGCAGAAGAAACAACTTGTCGTGGTCGTCAATATTTGCGACTTATGGTTAAACATTTTACTGAGAAACATGGTTTCAGAGCACTTGTAGGTGATACAGATGGATTTAATTTTAGTTTCCCAGATAATGTTAATGAGATTAAATATACAGCTAAAGGTACTCATTGGAAAACAACTGAAGATAGTGGTAAAGAACTTACTGGTCTTGATGCTGTATTAGCTGAATTTAATGAAAATTATATGTTTGGTAGAATGGGATTAGATATTGATGATATCTGTACATCTACAATTAATTTTTCTCGTAAAAATTATGCTAATGACATCGGTGGTAAAATTAAGCTTGTTGGTAATAGCGTAAAATCTAAAAAAATGTCAGTTTATATAGAAGAATTTTTAGGAAAAGCTATTCGCATGCTTTTAGATGGTGATGGTCATTCATTTATTAAATTCTATCATGAATATGTTGATAGGATATATAATTATCAAATTCCTTTGGTTAAGATAGCATCAAAAGCTAAGGTTAAAGCTAGTATAATTGAATACAAAAAGAAAGCTAACATGACCAATAAAAATGGTAAACCATTACCTAAACAAGCACATATGGAACTAGCTATAAAAGCTGGTTTAGATGTTAATCTAGGTGATACAATTTACTATATAAATACAGGTTCAGCTAAATCACATGGTGACCTTAAGACTATCAATAAATCTAAGATGTCTAAAAAAGATGCAGCTGCATATGTTGCAGAACATGGAGCTTTACCTAAAGCTGAGACATCAGTTCAATTAAATTGTAATCTAATTACACCAGAAGTTGTTGAAAAGGATTTCGAAATGATTAAAGAATTAGATATGCTTAAAAAAGCACTGCTTAAGTTTGAAGATAAAAATGAACAAGCTTATTTAGCTATGGAAACTAGGATAGAAGAACTTAACGCTGGTTTATTTACAGATGAATATAATGTTGCTCGTTATTTGGATGCATTTAATAAAAAGGTAAAACCTTTATTGGTATGTTTTAATCCAGAAATTCGTGATAAAATTCTTTTAGATATCGTTAAGATAAAAGATAAAGCAACAAAGACTACAACTGAGAAGCTTAAAGAGAGACATATATTCACTAAATCTGAATGTGAGTTGGTTTCTGGTAAACCTAACAAAGCTGGTGACCAAGATTCATATGAAGACCTTATGCGTATGGAAGATAAAGAAATTAAATTCTGGGATAGAGTTAAAAAAGTTCCAAACAATATGGAAGAAGAATTCTGGAACAATATCAGAGATGATTATTATGAACGTATGCGTATAGCTAAACTAGAAGGAATCCAACGTGAGAAAGACTCTCTAGATGAAATATTCAAACACTTAGAGGTTAAAGACCTTAACGCTGTTGTTGAAAAAGGTGAATTACCTATAGATGTATTTATTTTATCTGATGTTGCTGTTGACGGTTCTGGTATGCTTATTTCTAGAAAATGGCATGAACCATTATGTTCTATAGATGATATTTTTAAATATGAAGAAGAAGCTATAGAACGAGATAAGTATTATCAGCTAGTAGGTTGTTCAACACTTGATGGAAGATATCAACAATGGTTAGATTATATTACTGAACGTAAAGTAATGACTGGAGATACTAGTACCATATCGGTAACAAAGGGTTTACATAAAAATTCTGAAGTAGTTGCTGAATTACTTAAAGATAAAGCTAGTAAGGTTGTTATTGAAACAGCTGAAGAACCCAAGAAAAAGAAAAAACAAACTGAAGGTGATGAGGATGATGACGAAGTGGAAGAGGAAGAAGATAGTGAAGGTGATATTGTTAGAACCGATGAAAAGATTCAGTTAGATGATGAATTCGATGATACCAGAGGTGAAATGCCAGAAGGATATATCATAGGTGAGACAGGACCAGATAATGATGGATGGCCATTCTAAAATAATCAAGGGGAGCATGCTCCCCTTTTTTTATTAGTAAACCCAGAATCCTAATGGATGATGTTTCAATGCTGTATTTAAGTCTGTTGCTTCTTTAGCACTACGTTCTAATTGTGATGTAGTAGAAAGCCTAAGAAGCCTAGCATCAAGTCTTTCAAGAACAGCTTTTCTTTCTTCATTACCTTCACTAATAAGTGTTTCGTAATCCATTGTTCTCTCAGCTTCTGGTGGACCAACGATACCACCAAACTTACCACGAGTTCTACCCAATGCTCTTTTTGATTCCGCAATGAATAATTGACGGACAAGTGTTTTGGTTGGTTCGTTAAAATCAGCGTAATCCAATTTAGATAGAGGTACTTGGTTAGGCATTTTTATGATGTCTGGATTATCGTTTTTACATTTATCCGCATTCTCTGGAGTTGTATCATAATAGAAATACCAAACTTGGCAACCAGTCATGTTGATAGAACTTCCAATACCACCAATCCCTTGACCAAACGACATCTTAGAACCAGGAACTGACAATAAATGTAACAATTTAGTTCCATTAGGTCCAGCAGTAATTTTATAAACCAATTCACTTCTAACAATACGATTTTTAAGGTTCATATCAGCAGCTGTTAATAAAATATCAAATGCTGGTGCTATATAATAACCACTTCTTTGATTACCACCACCTGTACCAACACCACCACCTGTTTGTGCAAAACCGCCACCAAAACCATAATCAATACCACCATAGTTAGCTAAAAGTGCTTGACTAGTAGCTGGAGGGGTAATCCAAAGTACTTCGTTTACCTCACGCCCAGCTGGGATTTGATAAACTTGTCTACCAGATTCTATTTCTACGAAGTCTTTTTTAAGCTCCCATGGACCATTGGTTTGTAATCCAACTTGTTTAGAGTAGGCATATGTTGATTGAGTAACATAGTCAAGGCTTCTAACACTAAGCGCAAAAGCCATATCAGTTGTTGATATGCTATGACCAAGTAATGATTGCCATTGATGTTCTATTAGCCATTCTTGAACGTATTGAGCGTAATCTTCAATAGCAATTTCAAGATAAGTACATAACATCTCATCTGTAACTTCAATTTGACGAATAGGCGCACCTATCGAATGTCTAAACTGCCTAAATAATTTGTCTTTTTCATCAGTACTTACACTCATAACCCTAGTTTTATTATAAATATCGGAAAACTTGTAATTAACCTAAAAACTTCTTAGTTAAATCAGCTGCTTCTCTAATGCTTTTGAATGAAATATTGGGTACAAGTAGCTGTTTTCCTATCTTTACAATAGGTACATCATCTGATTTTGTAATTTTATGTAAGTCGTTATACTCTTCTTCATGTTCTGGAAGAGCAACATTTATATCCTCAAAAGCAACACCTTCTTCATTAAGAATTTTCTTTAATTCAGTGCAATAAGGACAGTCTGGGATGCTATAAATTCTAACCATTTTCTTCATCTATTATTTTGTACATCATTATATCAATTGCTTCTTCTTCACTTAGTTTTTTATCACCCATTATGGTTGAGATAACATCTTTTTTATTTCGTAGCATCATCCACATTCTTGTTGATATAGTGTCTAAGAATATTTGATAATAAACATTCACATCATTCTTTTGTCCGATTCTAAAGGCTCTATCTTCAGCTTGTTCGTTAGAGCCTGGTACCCATGAGAATGAGTTAAATATAACTACAGTTGCTTCAGTTAATGTTATTGCAACACCAGCTGAGGCAATATTACCTATAAATACTTTAATTTTAGGGTTATTTTGAAATGCATCAACAGATTTTTGTTTCTGATTAGTGGTCATTGGCCCATTATGTTTAACGGCTAATTTACCAAAGTGAGCAGCAAGTATTTCTAATTCTTCAGTAAAGCTAGTAAATATAATAACCTTACGGCCCATTTCAATAGCATTCTCAACCATTTCAATAGTATGTGGTATAGCTTCTGCTGCAATAAATTGTCTAAGTAGAATTAATTCAACTAAATCTTTTTGTAAATTACCATTTTTCTTTCCTTCTAAGGTTCGTTTCTCTAAATATTCTTCCCATAATGCTTCATATTGTTTCCAATTTTTTTCAGTTAGTTTATGGTATATTGGAGAGATAACCTTATCTGGCATATCCAACACTTCTGTTTTAAGTCTTCTAAGAATAATATTTTTAGTTTTACTTGCAAGTTCTTCTAAATTAGATGCCCCATCAGTAATCCAAATTTGTCGTTTAACACCACTCTTAAGAGTTTTAAAAAATCGTTTACCTTCACAATATCTAACAGCGAAATGTTTCCAGTTATCAGCAATAGGTGATTTAATTATTTTTAATAAATTAAAGAAATCCATTGGTCTGTTCGCAACTGGCGTACCTGTAAGAAGCCAAATTTTTTTAATATTGGCCGATAATTCAACCATTATCTTACCACGAATGCTATCATTATTTTTTAAATAATGGGCTTCATCTATTATGCATAAATCAAAATTAGCATTTATCAATTCACGATTTATACCAGAAAGTTCCTCTGGTGTTAATTGTTTTCTACCTTCAACAAGTGTATGGAAATTTTTAAGGATATCAAAATTTATAATTGTGAATTTTGATTGATTCCATTTCTTCCCATCAATGATTGCTGTTTTATCACAGAATACGTTTATTTCACGTTCCCAGTTAATCTTAGCACTTGAAGGACAGACCACTAATATTTTCTCAGCCCCACTCTCTAATGCTGCTAAAATTGATTGAATTGATTTGCCTAATCCCATATCATCAGCAAGGATACATCCATTTCTAGATAATAAAAATTTAATACCATCTTCTTGGTGTTTATACAGTTTTTTTCCATCTCTGGCTAAAATATCATTATACTTATCAAAGTTTACTTCTACATTTATAGGTTCAAAATATATATCATCAGTTACTTGTGTTTTAGGTAACCAATACATTCTAGATTCAATTTGATTTTGTTTTAATTTACCATAAACATGGTAACTCTTATCAGTTTCTGCTAACACGAATTCAACCAATATTTTTTCTGGAGTAAACGCTACATTATCTTGTTTTTGAAGTTCATCTCCTAGATATTTGGTGATACCAATAACTCGATTAATCATCAATGGTTCTCTATCGTGATTATCAACTATATAACTTGATTGATTTTCGGTTAATAAAAGTTTATTGTTTTTAAGGTAATCGTTTTTAAGCTTTCTTAAATATGGATTAATACCAGAATAGCCTTCCAATAATGAAAGTGCTGAGTGTCCTTTTAAGTCGTCCAAATTAATCATAATTAGGTGTTTAAATCCTGGTAATTATGAGTAAATATAGTACTTTTTTTGATAATAATCAAGGGTTTACTGGATATTAATGAAAACATAAATATTTATATAAAAAGACCATGGATAACAAGAAAATAACCCCGATTACACGTATTATGATTGTTTATAAGACGACAAACCTTATAAACGGTAAAATATATGTTGGTCAAGATTCAAAGAATGATGAAAACTATCTTGGGTCTGGTGTTATTTTAAAAAAAGCTATAAAAAAATATGGTTTGGAATCTTTCAAAAAAGAAGTTATTGACGTAGCAAATACAAAAGAAGAATTAGATTTAAAAGAGATATTTTGGATAAATAAACTCAAATCAACTGATAAATTTATTGGTTACAATTTATCTAATGGTGGAAATGGATGTCTTGGGTGTAAAGTAAGTAAAGAGACTAGATTAAAAATGAGTATAAACAATAGTGGCTCAAATAACCCTATGTTTGGTAAATATCTTTCAGAAAAAACTTTAATTAATAGAAGCATTAAAGTTAAAAAAGAAGGAACATATCGTGGTTGTAAAAACGGGAATTTTAAATATGATATAAAATATGAAGACCTTTTAGGGTTATACATTAACCAGAATTTAAAAATTGATGTTATTGCTGATATTTACAATTGTCATAGAACTGTAATTAGTGATAACATAAAGAAATATAAAATTAATAAAGCTTTGTCAAATAAATATAATTTAGAAATAATTGAGATTGATAAATTACTCACTGAAGGCTTGACTTTAGTTGAAATAGGTCGAAAATATGGGTGTTCAAATAAAATAATACACAAATTTATAAAAAAACACAAACAAGATGGAAAATAAAAAAATAACGCCCATAACTAGAATAAATAAATGGTTTTCTGAAGAAGATTTTAATTTAGAAATAAGTATGGGGAGAGAAAGTATAGAAGGTGATGGAAACTTTACTGTTATTTTATATCGTGTTGATAGAGAAATGACTGAATCAGATAACGTCTATGGTGAAGCATCAAAAGACGGTGTTAGGTTTTTACCACCATTGGAATTGAAAGTTATACCTTTATTGGCTGAACCAGAAAACAAAACATATAATCCAAACGGAACTGGAAGGTTTTTAAATGATGGTCAATTAAAATTTGGTATATATGAAGCTCAATTAACAGAATTGAAAGCTACATTGAATTATGGTGACTATATTGGGTTCCCAGTTACTGAAACTGAGATAAGATATTTCAGTGTTGTTAACGATGGAGTTAAAAATTACGATAACAAACATACAATCATGGGATATAAAGGAGCGTTTAAGTCAATTACATGTGCAAGTGTAGATGCTAGCGAGTTTAGAGGAATGTAAGATATGAATGAAATAATTAAAGAAAAGTTATAAATAATAATTATGTGTGCAATGCCAAAAGGATATCGAACAAACATTAATATCACTCCAGGAAAAATTGGTTTTCCTAGAAGACAGGAAATATTAGACGATATTGCTGATAAAGGTACTTTTTTGCCTAGAGGTGTGCTTGAAGAGGATATGGACCAAACTTTTGTTGAATTCTTGAACTCCGATAAGGGTTTAGCGATTACGATAGATGGTAGTAAAGTTCCAGTTATATTTTTAACGATACAAAGATGGACTGAGTTTAGTAAAACTTGGCAATTTTCTGATAAATATAAGAATATTGAACTGCCATTCATTACTGTAGTGCGTAAACCAGATATTCAACAAGGTCAAAATCAAGCTGGTCTATGGAATATACCAGGAAATAGAACGTATACATACATGAAAGTACCTACTTTCGATGGAATAAGACGTGGTATCGATTTATATAAAATACCTCAACCTACTGCTGTTGATATAACATATGAAGTTAGATTATTCACCAATAGAATGAAGGATTTAAACTTATATAACAGAACAATACAAAGAGCTTTTCAATCAAGACAATGTTATATAAATCCTAATGGTCATCCAATGCCTCTCCATCTAGAATCAATTGGTGATGAGTCTAATATTGATGATTTTGAAAATAGACGTTTTTATGTACAACTGTTTGAAATGAAGTTATTAGGTTATATCTTAGATGAAAATGATTTTGAAGTTGTACCTACACTTAATAGAACGATGGTGACAACTGAAATTGAAGTTGAGGACTTGGAACCAAATATTGTTTTTGAACCAGCCGTTAATCTAAGTTTAACTACTGCTGTATTCACATTTGACTTTAAACCTAAATCTGATACTTCATTTACATTTATAAATCAATATAGTATTAGTTTTACACAATTAACTGACATTACAAATATTTCTAGAATAGTAATATCTATAAATGGTGTTGGTGTTTTTGATGGGACTGTTTTAACAACACCATTGGTATTTAATGCTAATGATAGTATAACAGTTAAAGTTTATAAGGGTTTTTACAATGATGGTATTTTTAAATTGATAGGGAACACGATATAATATGAACAGTTCAGTAAATAGTATTAATGAAACATTTATAATTGAGCCGTTATCGCTAACTGGTGGTAGTCCTACATTAAGTGCGTGTACTGCATTATATACTGATAATCTAATTTCTTGCACAGGAAATGCTGAAATACTTTTATCTACTGGTCAAACAATTTTTAATACTACATTAATTCCATTGGTTGATGATTCTATTAATTTAGGAAGTTCTTCTAATAAATTTGGTAATATTTTTGGTACAACTATTTCTGCAACTACTTATCTAAATTTACCAAAAACAGTTATTAGTGGTGGGACAAATGTTAACGTTTCAATAATAACTGGAACAACATATATCAATGTTACTAATAATCCTATTTTTAATAGTTTAACTGCTTCTACTTTTTATGGTGATGGTAGTAATCTTATTAATATTAAAGATACATATGTAACTGGTGGTACTTACTCCAATGGAACCGCTACATTTACAAATAATACAGGTGGTACATTCAGTATTAGTGGTTTTGATACAAGCGTAGATACATTCATTACAGGTTTTACATATAACAATAATCAATTTACATTAATCAATTCAACAGGTGGTACAATAAGTGTTATTGCAAATGTATTTTCAGCAATAACGTCAACAACTATATCAGCTTCTACATATCAAGGTTTACCTATTGATGTAAGGGTAACTGGTGGAACTGTTAATAGAGTTGGAAATAATTCATTAATATTATTCACAAATAATACAGGTGGCACGTTTAACGTATCATCTATCATTGATACATTCGTTACAGGCGGTACTTACTCTAATGGTATTATTACATTCACTAATAATAGTGGTAACACTTTTAATGTTAGTGGTTTTAGTACTGGTAATACCTTTACCGATACATATGTAACTGGTGGTACACCAGATAACACAAATCATTTATATACCTTTACAAACAATACTGGTGGTACATTTAACGTAACAGCATTGATTGATATTACAGTTACTGGAGGAACTTATTCTAACGGTAGTTTAACACTTAAAAACAACACAGGAGGGACATTTACAATATCTGGTTTATATACTGGTGCTACTGATGTATTTGTTACTGGTGGTACTACTAATAGAATTGGAAATAATACGACATTAACCTTTACTAATAATACTGGTGGTACATTTAATATATCATCTATTATTGATACGTTTATTACTGGTGGTACATATTCTGCTGGTACACTTAATTTAATTAATAACAGTGGCAACACAGTATCAATTACTGGTTTAAGCACTGTAGATACATTTATTACTGGATTTACTTATAATAATAATTTATTAACAATAAAACAAAATCAAGGTCAATTTGATTTAAGTGTGTTGATAAATACAATGACTGGGTTAACTGTTAATGGCAATTTATCTGCCACAACTGGAACGATTGATTCTATCAGTGGTTCATCAAGTTATTATAATAATTATTATAGTGGTACTACTAATTTATTAAATATATTTACAACAAATACTTATATAAATAATAGTTTTCTTAATTTAACTGGTGGTACATTATCTGGTGGTTTAACTGCTACAACTATCAGTGCAACAACATACCAAAATCTTCCAACTGACATTCGTGTAACTGGTGGAACATATTCAGCTGGAACAGCTACCTTCACAAATAATACAGGAGGTACGTTTACGGTAAATGGATTTGATACAAGCGTTGATACATATGTGACTGGTGGTACACCAGATAATACAAATCATAGTTATATATTTACAAATTCAACAGGTGGTACATTTACAGTTAGTGGATTAAACGATATTAATACAACAGCGTTTACATATAACAATAATCAATTTATACTAACTAATTCAACAGGTGGAACACTTAGTGTGTTGGTTAATACATTTACTGGTTTAACCGCTACTACTATATCAGCAACAACATATGAAAATCTTCCAACTGATATTACAATAACTGGAGGTACGTATGACTCAAGCACTGGTATCGAAACGTTTGTAAATAATACAGGAGGTACATTCAATGTTACTGGTTTAAATAACCAACCAAATTATTACCCATTAACTGGAGGTACGCTAAATGGTGATATACTTGTTATTGGAGATGCAATTATTAATGGAAGTGTACAAGTATTAGGTACTGCTAGTACTTTTAATACACAAATAATACAAGCTGAAGATAATAATATACATCTTAACTATAGTGGTAGTCATTTGACGGCTAATGGTGGTGGTGTTATTATATTATCTGGTATTAGTAATTCACAAGATTCAAGTATTACAATTGATGCGTTTGGAAATTGGAGTGCTACTACTTCGATGAATTCACCTATAATTAGTGCAACTACTTATTTAAACTTACCATTAGATATTAGTATTACTGGTGGGACAAGTAATAATACAACACATAATTATACATTTACAAATAACACAGGAGGTACTTTTAACGTAACTGGTTTGGTTGATGTAGTTGTTACTGGTGGAACTTATAACAACTCAACAGGTATTGCTACATTCACAAATAATACAGGTGGTACATTTACAGTTTCTGGGTTTTTCACATCATCAAATGATATTTTTGTTACAGGTGGAACAGCTAATAATTCTAATCACTCATATACTTTTACAAACAATACAGGTGGTACATTTAATGTCATAGGATTGACGGATGTTACCATTACTGGTGGAACTTATAATTCAAGTACAGGTACTGCTACCTTTACAAATAATACAGGAGGTACATTTACTACTTCTGGTTTTTTCACATCATCAAATGATGTACATGTTACAGCATTTACATATAATAATAATTTATTTACAATTACTGATAGTACTGGTGGTACATTCAATACACTAGTTAATACATTTACTGGTTTAACTGCTACAACAGTATCAGCTACAACATATCAAGGATTACCAACAAATATAGTTGTTACTGGTGGTACGTATAATTCAAGTACAGGTATTGAAACCTTCACAAATAATACAGGTGGTACATTTAGCGTAACAGGATTTACAACTGGTACAACATCTGCAATTAAAACAAAATCTGGTATTGTAGCATTTAGTGCATTTACAGGCACCGAATTAGCTTACAACGTTATATTTATAACTGTATTTAGTGATGCATTATATTCACCTAGTGTAATTGGTGAAGATTTAAGACCATGGTCAATTTCTAATAGAACAGCCAGTGGTTTCACTATAAATTCAAATTCAACAACAAGTCTAACAGGTAATACTTATTGGACAACAATTAAAAACGGAGAAAATTAAAATATATGTCAATCTTTAATTCAGCAAATATAAATGTTAATGGAACGCTAAGTGCTAATACCATAACTGCTAATACATATACTGCGGCTACTAGTATGACATCACCAATACTATATGGTGGTTCATTAACTTCATCAACACTAACTCTTCAATCATCTAGTGTATTAGGTGGTTTAGGTGCTGATATTATTTTTTCTAACGGAAGTTCAGAAATGGGTAGATTCTTAGCTGGTGTGGCTAGTGTTAGTGCAGCAATAAATTACCTTGTTATTGGTGGCGGTGGTGGTGGAGGCGGTGGTTCTGGTGGTATAGCTGGTGCTGGTGGTGCTGGTGGCATTATTAGTGGTGCAACAGTAATTACAGCTGGAACATAT